GTAGCAATGGTATCTGGATATTCTCCTGCTCTCCTTAATGACTTCTGTAATCTTGGAACTGATGCCTTCAAAAATTTAAGTGCTTGGAATATTTTAGTAGCATCATTGGATAAACCAAGATATGAACAACTCGCAAGAAAAGTAGCAGAAATAGCTTAAAATAATATTATATACTTCTTTTATAAAATAACTAATAAATTTAATTTTTTCATATATTTTAGTATGAAAAAATAAATATGCTCTTTAAGTAAAAATTGAAATATAATTTATATATATGATCTTTATAGAGATTGAATAATATTCAATGGCATTATCAAATAGAGTTACTTATATAAAAATCAATGAAGACAATATGACTTTAATGAAAATAAATTATGCATTTGATCATAAATATGTGGATTTTGCAAATTTACCTGAAGACATTAATTTGATGATAAATTCATTCTTATCATCAAATATGGAAGTTAAATTTAAGTTAAATAAATTACCTAAAAATAAAAATACAATTGAATATTACAATATAAAATATGATTTAAATATGATAACTCAAATAAATTTACAGAATTTAATTGAATTATTTCAATGGACTATGACTGAAATGGAATATGAAGATATTATATATGTACTAACAACTGATCTAATGCACATACGAATTAATAATGATTATACAAATAAAGAGCAAATAACTATATAAATAATAAATTATTTTTTTATACATTTTTAAATATTATAAAATAATAGAGTAATATCCATCTATATAAAAATTGTAGGGGTGCACGTAGTGCCCCAACTATTTTTATATATTAAAAATTGTAGGGGTGCACGTAGTGCCCCAACTATTTTTATATATTAAAAATTGAAATATAATTTATATATATATTCATTATAAATTGAATAGTATATAATGCCGCTATCAAACAAAATTACAACAAAACGAATCATTGAGAATAATATTAGGTTAATTAAGATAAATTATGTATTTAATCATAGATATATTGATTTTTTATTTTTATCAGAAGACTTAAACTTAATAATAAATTCATTTTTATCATCTTATATTGAAGTTAAATTTAAATTACCTACAAATATAGTAAAATATCACAATATTAATTATGTATCACTCCCCCCTGTAAAAAAAGTGATGACCTCATGTGGATATATTGATTTTGTAAAATTACCTGAAGACATAAACTGGATTATAAATTCATTCTTATCCTCTTATGTTGAAGTTAAATTTAATAAGATAGAATATTACAATATAAAATATGATTTAAATATGATAACTCAAATAAATTTACAGAATTTAATTGAATTATTTCAATGGACTACGACTGAAATGGAATATGAAGATATTATATATGTACTAACAACTGATCTAATACACGCACGAATTAATAGAGATTATATAAATAATGAGCGAATTATTATTTAAAATTATTTTATACTGAATTATAATATGACAATACTTTATTAATGTATATCCAATTTTTTTTATTCTTAAGATAACATTGTACTATAAATATACCATCTGAATTATATCTATTAACTATCCATCTTGTATCTTTACATAAATTATAATCTATTAAGAACATCGCTGTATCTATATTATTTATTCTAATATTATTACCTTTTAATAATTCTTTAAACGGATACACGTCAGCAGGTCTAATTTGATCAAATGTATAAATTTTATTACTTTGAATATTTTTTATCAATTCATCATATAATTCAGGATGAATACAATTATCATCATCCAAGAAATATATATATGTATTCTTATTTTTAACATTATCTAATGCGTAATTTCTTTGTGAATTACCACTATTGCCTATTCCTGTATAAACATATTCTGTGATCTTATCATCTGAAAATAATTTAGGATTAGTCAGAATTTTTGTACCATCATAAACAATTATCCATTCATCTATGAAATCAAAATTTATACTTTCTTTTATTTTTAATAAATTTTCAGGTCTTATTGATGGTGTAATTATAGTTATTTTTTTAGTATTTGATTCTAATTCTAATTCTGAATTAATATTATTTTCCTCTATACGATTGAAAATATGATAATCATCACAACTTTTATATATCAACATAAAATAATTAATTAATTGGTCTTCAGTGCAATCATCAAGTGAATAACATTTTATTTTACTAAGACCTAAATTATCAAGTTCAATACATAGTTCATTAGAATCTGAATTATAAATATTATCCAATAGAATAAAATCGTAATTATTATTTTGATATAATTCATAAATTTCATTAAGATTATGATATAATGTATCGAGACCGATAATACAATATTGTTTAACATAATTTAAATTAATAATTTTATTACAATATTTATGTGTGAAATCATTACGTTTCCATATTTGACCTCCATTATGACAATATTTCTCATCTTCATATGCATCTTTAGTTTTCATTAAATTTACAATATTATATTTCTCATATGAGATCTTTTTAATAGGTACAATTAAACGATTAATTTCTGAGTTTCTAATTAATGAAAAATTATTATTATTATCATTCATATATTGAACATATCCTAATTTATGTATTTTAGCCATATTTGTTAGTGCTGCTGTTCTAATTAATAATTCATAATCATCTGATACTGGTAAAAATTCTGAATAATTTCCAATATTTAATAATACACTTCTACGCCATATTCTAGGATGATTCGGAACTGAAACAATGTGACTTAATGTTACATTATTTATATTCGGTGTTGATGCTACGTAAACCCAATTATCATTATATTTTTGTCTATAATATCCTGAATATCCCAGAGCAAAATAATCACAATATCTAAAATTATTTTTACTTTCATAAATATTTACAAAATCCATATAAATGAATCCAATACTCTCATCTTTTTCAAATACTAATTTTGAATCCATTAAAACATATGGTAAGATCTCATCATCATGATCCATCTCTATTACATATCTTCCTCTACATAGAGATACTGCTTCATTCTTTACATTTCCTATATTACCACTATTTTGACTTCTTTTATATAATCTTATACGGTTATCATCTTTAAATAATTCTTTTAAAAATACAAAATGATTATCATCTGGGGAATCATCTAATATTACCCATTCCCAATCTTTTAATGTCTGTAATTTTATACTATTATAAGCTCTTACAATTTTATCATAAGAATTATAACAAGTAGTAAATAAAGAAAAATCTGGTCTTAAAGGTTCCATTTCATTAATCACATTATGAATATAACAATGATTGACTGATGAATTAAAATTATTTATATCTGTAATTTCATTTTTATGAATCCATTGTTTTCTCATTCTATTTGCAATTATACTATTTACATCTACATAATATTCTTCTTCTGACTCACCATATGTTACTAATATTTGATTATTACAATTAAATAATTGATTTAATTCTTCACCCGAATTTACTATATGAATTTCACATAATAAATTTTCTTTTTGATCTTTTAAATAATTATCTATTGATGAGTACTTATCATATCTAAAAAATATTACACTTGGATATTTCATTATATATACATATATAATGAAATTTTATTTAAATCGTTTATTCGAACATATTGTTATTTTATTTTTACTTATAAAAAATTAAGTAAAAATGAAAAGTAAAAACTAACTAATAAAACTAATGAACTAATGAACTATATACAAAAAAACATACTTACCTAAATAACTAACTAACTAACTAACTAACTAAAAATCTAATAAATATTCAATGAATACCAATGAATTGTATTTATAGGCTGGCAAAAAAAGGAGACACTGAAAAAAAAAGAAGACACATAAACAAAAAAGGCGATATACCAGAGGTTACTACTCCAAGGAATAATATATCCATCAATTAAGACAAATAATATCAAAGAAAACTAATCTTATGACTAATAATCTAATATACATAAACGGATTTATAAATTTTGATTGCTGTATGGATTTTATTAATATTATTTATTTTTCATAAATAGTGCAAAATCCGATGGTAACAAGTTCGATTAACTAAAACCTTACTTGTCGAACCTCACTGACTAACTAACTGAATAGAAAGCCTACTAATTGAATAGAAAGCAAGGGGGGAATTATCAATCAATGAAGATCAACGATTCAAACTATATGTTTGTTTTTTTGATTGCTGTATGGATTTTATTAATTTACATATTATAAATAATATATATTGCAAAATCCGATGAAGACAAGTTCAATTAACTAAAACCTTACTTGTCAACCCTAACCACCTAAATTAATATGAAGCAAGGGGGTGATAAATTCGATTAACTAAAACCTAGCTTATCAAAACCTCATAAACTAAATTAATAGAATACAAGGGGTGAACCATTAATTCGTGAAAATCAACAATTCGTATTATATTTTATTTTTTTATTGCTGTATGAATTCATAATATTATATTTCTCCGACATTGTATCGGGCTAAGCACTAAAGTAATGCTTAACTCGAACAATCGATCGTAAAATATAATTGATGCGGAATTCGTAAAAGATACTTCTTATCTATATA